AAGAAGACAGTTGATGAAGAGAAGGCATGGGCAAACTACCTGTTCAAAGAAGGTAGCATGATCGGTCTGAATGAAAAACTTCTTCATCAGTATGTTGAATGGATTGCTAACAAGAGAATGAAAGCGATTGGTTTAAATCCAATCTATGATATTCCTGCTAGAAACAATCCTCTTCCTTGGACTCAACATTGGTTGACCTCTAGAGGATTACAAAACGCACCACAAGAAACGGAGATTGAAAGTTATGTCGTTGGAGGAATCAAACAAGACCTCAAAGCAGATGCCTTCGCAGGATTCAGTTTATGATGACCTTCTAGAGAAGGGAAATGATCTTGGTCCAGACGTGACAGACATGCTCTGGACTGCTGCAAGGAAGGAAGCAATGGAAAGACTGCACGAAGACTTAAGAAAAGATAAAGAAAACAATAAATTGTGTTAAAGTGTAACAGGGTGAACTACAAATGTCAGAGATCTGTGATATAAATATAAATGTAGCAAAGGATACATTTTGTATTCGATGTTACCATCTACGTTCAACCTCCTCGGAGGTCGCAAGTAGGTCGCGGAACGGAGCGTTCATCTCATGCTAGGAATTTTCCTCTTTTATACTACTATTAATTGCATTGATGCGGTCGATATGATCGAACGTCTCGAAGCACATAAAAGTATGAATGACGCAGTTAAGGTAGAACTTGTTGAAGTAATTCAAGAAGCAACACCACACTGCCCATGGGACGCAAACGACTAAAGGAACGGGCGAAAATCCAACTACTTTAGGAGAAAACAAATGGCACAAGTCGTTTACCGTGGGGTTTCTTACAACCCAGAGGAGTACAAAGCAAAAGTACTCGCAGAAGCAAATCAAGAAAGAAATCACGAACTTATGTATCGTGGTATCAAACTTGTAAAGAAAGTTAAGTGAGGTAATGAACCATGGAAGTACTACAAATTAGCATTGCCATGGCGGTTTTCTTAACACTTATCTACGGTGAGGTTAGACTCCTTCAATCGATGGGGCACTAACATGAAAATCAGTCTGGAGTTTGATTCCCGTAACTGGGACTACAATCTTCCAGAATATGATGCAACAAAACATGACCCTGATAAGGTCTTTGCAATGTTATGTTACCGTGGACTACATTATGCCAAGTGGGTTTACTTAAAACCCTTTGGTATAACTAACTGGAAGATTAACGATTGATCTGGAGATCAACATATAGACCCTGGGTATTGACACCTGGGGTCTTTTGTTGTACACTAAATACTGAAAATGTATAGGAGAGTCATGAAACTTTTTCTGGACTGTTCTGATGCTGAGTTAATCAAAACCTATTACGAAACAGGATTGATTGATGGTGTCACAACGAACCCATCATTAATGCTGAAGGCAGGTGAAGATCCCATGGAAGTGTACAAAAAGATCTCAGATATCTTTCCATTCCATGCATCAATCTCTGCTGAAGTAGTTGGTGACACAGCACAAGAAATGTTAGATCAAGCAGAACCCTTGATTGACATTGGACCAAACATTACTATCAAGGTTCCATGTACACCTCAGGGTTTGAAAGCATGTAAAGATTTGACTGATGATGAAGTATCGGTGAATGTTACATTAGTATTTGATACTTGCCAAGCAATCTTAGCAAGTAAAGCAGGAGCAACATATGTGTCTCCTTTCGTAGGTAGAGTATTTGACCAGTCGTTTGATGGCATTGGAGTCATTGAAGAGATCGCAGATGTATTCGCAACTCATAGTTCAAATACTCAAGTTCTAGCAGCATCTATTAGAGATGTGTATCAGGTTGCCCAAGCATTTAAAGTGGGTGCTGATATCTGTACTATCCCAAGTAAAGTATTCGCAGGGATGTACTCCCATGTCTTAACAGACAGAGGTCTGGAGATCTTTGATAGGGACTGGAAGAACCTACAGGAAGAGTTGGGGAACAAAGCGTGAGTGATGGATGTTCTCAGACCGATAATGATTTTAGAAAACTGCCACGATCAGGGAGAGGAATCATGACCAAAAGAGACTTATTAGCACGAATTTACAAACACAAAAAAGATCTGTACAACGGACGTTATGATGGAGCATCGGAGGATTGGATGGATGGAGCACATCACATGCTCAACAAATGTCTAGAACTAGCACAGGAGTATGCTGATTAATGCAAAAGAAAAACTTAAAAACATTGATACACGACCTTGAGGTCGCAGTCGCAGAGTTGAAATCAGAAGTATATTCTGACGCTGCTGCATATCGTATAAGTAGTGATGACACTGATAGGCACACTACATATCGTGACATCAACGACGAAGACGGAATCTGCGATTGATTATGAAAACCCTTGGGTTTATGACGGTCGTCCTTTTACCTCTGATGACATTAATGACTATTACGGTTTTGTATATAGTATCACTAACACACTCAGCGGAAAGCGATACATTGGTAGAAAATATTTCTGGCAACATCGCACACCCAAGGGAAAGAAACGCAAGGTAAAGTCTGAATCAGATTGGAAAAAATACTATGGAAGTTCTAAGGAACTCATAGAAGATAAAAAAAAGTTTGGTGCTATGTCATTCAAACGCACCATTATCAGTATACATAACACTAAAGGTCTTGTTAACTTTAATGAGACCAAACAATTATTTCTCAACAACGTACTTACGGAGGCAATGGAAGATGGTTCCCCTGCATACTACAACTCTAACATTCTCGGTCGGTACATGCGTAAAGACTATTTTAATACTTGACAGACGCTAGGACATCGGTTATACTACTGGGGTAGTTCAGACACAACTTAAATGAGTTGGATTGATTTCCTAGACGCTGATGTCGAAGAGGATTATCTCGACGTCCAGATCGATAAACTGCACACTCTCGTTACTCAAGGGTATGAGGAGGATGCAAAAAAGTTGAATCTGAATATCAAAACTGCCTCCAAAATTCTTTTGGGTCAGTAGCACAGCGGATAGTGCAACTGCCTTCTAAGCAGTCGGTCGCAGGTTCAAATCCTGCCTGACCCGTTGCCCTCACGGGCATAACGGTCCATTAGAAAGGTAACTTCATATGACTACAGCACAACGATTCTCGTCGTGTCTCTCCATCCTTGAGGATGCAGTTGACAGACAGATTATGCTCGACTCTGATTATCCTATCATTCATAATCAATTAGTTAAACACTATGAGGACAGAGGAGTCGATTTCTACGGTGATGTAGACGAGGATTATGACATCCTACTTGCCAAACTTGAATCAGACCTTTATTATTATGACCAAGACTAACACCATTTTGGAGCGATATCCTTATCGCTATGTTGAAGTTGGGACACTCGACAATGGGTTTCCCGACTATCGTATTCAAAAGTTTCACGAGTGGACCCAAAGATACAGGGACATGTATCTCCTAGACAACTCTGTACAACTGGATTATGCGATTGAAGATTTTGAATACACAAAATGGTTAGATCCTGATCCTGAGGTACAAGCATACCGCAAGTACACATGATTACCCTTATTGTTATTGTAGTGCTGATCGCAGCAACTGCATTTCTTATTCGTTATTACGATCCCCACCATTGACTAACGCAGAACTTATCCCTCTATTTTCAACTCCTCTTTTTAAAACGAGGATTGAATCACATAGCATTAGTACCGACATTCTAGAATCTCTAGAGTATAGGAATTATTCTGATGGGACAGGTCAACAAAGCATTAGTACTAAGATCCTACTATCAAAACCTTTTAATGATCTTCGTAATGAGATAGAGAGGCATCTTAGTACATATGTTTTTGGTATGCTGAAGATTGGTCAAGGGCAACTGGCACACGTCCAGTCATGGATCAATAAGCATAGTCCAGGTGACTATGCACCGAAACATCACCACGTTAACTCTTGTTATAGTGGTGTTTATTATTTACATGTTCCTACTGGTAGTGGGAGCATCATTTTTTCCAAAAGTCCTTCTAACATGGAGCAGATTCTTGCTCATCCAACTGAAGGTAACCTTTGGAATTCATCAGTATGGGACTTTCCTGTAAGATCAGGCGACTTAATTATTTTTCCTTCGCACCTGACACACGCAGTTCCTGTAAACAAATCTGATGACACAAGATACTCAGTTGCATTCAATTACTTCCTAGAGGGAGTGCTTGGTGATAACACTGGACAAATTAATCTACGCATTCAATCATGAACATGTATGATCTAGCAACTAAAGCGTTGAAAGATGCTGTCAAGGCAGCACTCGATGACAATGTTGATGCTGCTCTGCAGTGTGAACTTTGGAGACACTATCAGGGTGTGAAGCAAATCGCTAAACAACTAGAACCTGCATCTACAGAGTCTTCAAATGTCTTTAATGTTAACTTCGGGTACGATCCCGATAGTAACATAAATATTCCGTCTGGATCAAACGTAGCAGCAGATACAATCTCTTTTACGTCTGATACGAAGGATGTCGTCACCTTCTCTTGATCTTCCGCCAATAGATCCTAAAAACTCGATGGCATTATGCGCGACAGGAATCACATATAGGTGATACACTGACGTCCAGACTACTAGGGGGTGGCGACACCCCTTCTTTTTTTAATATTATGGAATGGTTAGTACCTAACAAACTTATGGTTGCATACGTTCAACCCTTTGAGGAGTTGGAAGAGTATGCCATGAAAGCAATAGAGGCAAAAGTCCCGTTGGGAGACGAGGCACCTGTATCAA